CATCAGTGCTGCCACTAGTGCTGCCACTTTTTAAAGCTTTAAGAAGTTCTTCATCTGCTTTATCTTGGTCTTTTTTTCTTCTTTTAGAAAAGATAAGATCAGCAGCAAATCCTGCTAATAAATTTTCTTGATATGCAGCTGCAACTAAATCTTCTTGTGCTTTATATTGTTCTTGTTTTTTATCTGCTTTTTCTGCTTGTTCTCTAATATCACGTAGTACTTTTAATAAGTCTTTATCATTAGCCGTACCTTGTTGTATACTTTGAAGCAGCTGAACGAATTTTTTTCTAGTAGCATCATCTGATTTAATAAGAGCTTTTTTTAGATCTCCTAGTCCTGTTTGTGTATTATAATAACCAGTTTTGATATTGTTATTAACATCATTGGTATAATCTATTAACTTTTGAAGAAAGTCTTTTGTTGTTTTTGCCATGGTTTTATTTTGCTTTGCGCCTCTCGTTCTCTTCTGCTATGTGTTTATTCAACAGTGAAATATATATTTCTCTTTCCCATGGCAACATATTTTCTAACTCTGTTAACGAATATTTGTGATATTGCATCATAGCAAAGTTAGTTAAATAATAGTTGGTCAGTGTTTCATTACTGACCGCTATTAAAAAAAATCATCAATACCTTTTAATTCTATCGATTCTTTATATTTACACTTATTACAAACAAAGTCAAACTTGTATGAAATGTATGGAATGTTAGAATAAAATTCTACTAACTTTTCCATAGAACCTAACGAAAGATCTAGTATAAAAAGACTAATCTCTTCTTCAGTAAAATCATCATAAATTTTATCTTTATCAAAAACATATTCAATATCTTTTTTTATTAATTCTAATAAAGAATCAAATGTTGGTTGTGAATTTAATAAACTTTTACCACTACTCAAATTAGGATATTTCAATTTAATTCCTATAGTATCAGTAATCATAAATTCATTTGTACTTTTTTCTGGGTAGACTACATTCACCTTATTAATATCAATTGTAAACTTGTTCAAAGTTTCACAAACATTTTCATCTATTTTGTTCTTACATCTAAAATTTAATTCTAATGATTCTCCTACTGATTTTGCTCTTAAATGTAAAAAAATATATTGCAAATCAAATGAAGTTAATGTTTCAACATTAATCGGAGATTGTACACAAGATTCTACCAATTGCTTCATTGAGTTTATAATGTCTTCAGTATCTTTTGATTCTGCCGCCATTAATATAATAGATTGTTCTTTAACAGTGTACGGACGATATTTAATTTTAGTTTTATTCGATGGAATAACTAATTCATAAACAGGTGTTTTAATCGAAGGCAATGACATAAATAATTATTAATCTCCTTTGTTATCCTAAAAAATTGTTTGTTAAATGATTATAATTAATTCCGCTACCACCTTTTTGAGGAGATACTTTGGGAAACTCTATAGATTCATAAACAAAATTTACTGTTTGTCTGTGGAAAGAATCTGTATCAGCCCAGGAAAGAGGCATAGTATCAACTCTTACTGGATAAGCATTTTTTAATATAGCTCTATATAATACAGAATCTTTATCTTTACCATCTATTGCATAATTACCATATTGTGTTATTGTTATATCAGAGACATAGTTATCATAATAATCTGATATGTTATTTGTAAAATCATTTATCTGATCTACCCATTCTTCAAAAAAATACCTAGCAGCAAAATCATTTTTTATGATAAAGCTAAGTTGAACTGGATCATATGCTCTTTGATATGCTGTTTTAAATTCTGGTCCAAATGTTCTAGATTCTTTTGTTAAAAGATTAAGACCAGGAATTTCTGCTTCGTCACAAGAAAAGTCTAAGGCATCTATGAAGTATCCTATACGACTCATAGTAACTTCAAACCTTGCTCTAGAAACAATTTCATTTGCAACAGTGCTTTTAAATGTATTTAAATCTGGCATAGTAGTATTTATTTGTTAAATAAAGTTTTTTCTGTTAACACCAAAAATTCTACATTATTTTTTTCTGCAAATTTTTTTGCTGCTTCCCATTTAGCTAAATTGATCATATAAGTATTTATTTCTCTTAAATACTTTTGTGTATTTCTTTTTTTCTTTGGAGGCAGGGTTTGATTGTGAGGTTTAACTTCAATTAAATACACTTTAATTTCATTGTTTTTATTTCTGATTTTCACATAAAAGTCTATATAATATCTATGCATTTTCCCATCAAGAGGAGATATATATGGAATTACTATTTCTTCAGAAGCATATTCAATTACATTGGTATTTTCATCTAACCATTTCAGTAAACGTAATTCCCAAGTTGATCTCCATATAATATTGTTTATATTTCCTCTATACTTATCAGGATTTTTGGGAGTATATTTTCCAGAATATGCCATTAGTTTTAATATAAATAATATTTATGGCTACTCCCAATATACCACTTACACCTCAGTTTTCTGCTAATCTTCCTATTAATACGCTAGACCCTATTGATACTACTATTTGGTCTCAGACTAATACTGAATTTACTATCAATCCTTATAGTGGTTATACTTTCTATGAGTATCCAAAAAATGTAGATGCAAACGAAAGACATGGATATAATTTCTGTGTATTTTATATTAGTGTTCCTGGGGCATCCACAGTAGGTAAAGGAGGATTTGCAAATAATCCATCTATATTGACTCCACAAGGAACTACTACTAGAAGTCAAGCAGGAACTACTGGTACTAAAATAGGTGGCACAGGAAAAACATTTGGGAATTTGGGATCTGTTTCTAGAAGAACTAAAACTGCCATAAAAACATATATGCCTAATGTGATTGAATTAAATCACAATGTCAAATATGAAAACGCTTCTTTAGGTGGGCTGGGTGCACTAGCTTCTATTGATTCTGGGGCTACTATAACAGATCTTTTAGCCGGTCTTGCAGTAGAAACAGCTAAATCTATTACTGCTCGTTCAGGAAAAATAGCTACGGCGGCAGGGGCTCCAAATTTAGGAGCATTTTTAGACGCTAGTAAAACATCAATATCTGGTGTAGGCCAAGCATTATCTGGATTATCTATTAATCCTCATTATGAAACTTTATTTCAAGGAGTAGACTTTAGACGATTTAATTTTATATTTGATTTTTTCCCTAAAAATGAAGATGAACAATTACAAGTAAGAGAGATAATAAATTTATTTCGATTTCATATGCATCCTGAATTGCTTGATCCTAATGGAGCAAATAGAGTTTTCATTACTCCTTCAGAGTTTGAAGTATTATTTTATCATGGTAATCAAAATCAGGGAGTAATAGAAAACACATATTTATTTGCTATTTCTTCTTGTGCTTTAGTAGACATTAAAGTAGATTATACTGCAACAGGAATGTGGTCTGCTCATTATCAAGGAGCACCAGTAGGAATGCGTGTAACCTTAACTTTCCAAGAACTAGAAATTATGACAAAAAATAGATTGGCTGAATTAGAATTTGAAAGATTTAATTCTATAACTTCAACAACATTTGGGTTTTAAATTATATGCCATATTTTTCACAGTTTCCGTATTTAGAATATCCTTCTTTTATTGATAAAAGAAATCCTATTTACATAAAGAATTTTATATCTAGAGTAGTTAGGAAAGATGGATCAGTAGGATATCCTGATGATCGTAGGATTTATTACAACTACACTATAAAAGAAAAAGAAACTCCTGTATCTATTGCAACTGATTTATACAGAAATCCTGGGTATTACTGGACAATTCTTATTGTTAATAACATTTTTGATATTGATTATGATTGGCCTATGGATTATCAAGAATTCAATAACTACATCATTAATAAATATGGATCTATTCCTGATGCACAAACTCAATATATAGTTTATTATCTTAGAACATTAGAAAAATCAAATAAGTTTTATGTAGTAGGAGATATTAATTTAGGAGCAACAGGAGTTCCTGGAGAATATTATTCTTCGCCTGTATATTCTAATGGAGTTTTAATGAAATATTCAGAATCTAAATATGATATCGAAGAAAGAATCAATGAAACAAAGAGAAATATAAAAGTAATAAATCCTGATTATATTGATTTGTTTGTTGATACTTTTGCATCTAAATTCTAATGTCACAAGAAACACAAAAGTTAGAACCTGGAAAATTTATAGTGCATCAGATGATAATTCTGTCAGTGCAGAATATCGATATAAGACACCATTATGAAGAAATAAACATATATGAAGATTTATTCACTAGCACTTACCATGGAACTATAGCAGTTTCAGATGCAGTCAATTTAATTTCTGGAACAAATGCTCTTCCTATTTTAGGTCACGAGGATCTTTTAATAAGCTTAGAAATTCCTAATGTAAATCTTTCTCAAAAG